CTTGGGTTTCGTTGTTATTTAGTAAAGCAGGTTTTAGAAGTTTGGGCAATCGCTATCAATGTGTTTTGATAAATGTTCAAAACTTTGATTAAGCACTGATAACACTTCACCTACGTCTGTACTTAAACAGGGTGCGCTTTCACATGCCATGATTGCCAAGGCTTCATATGCTGACCTGACCGCATCTAACTCATCCATTAAGTCGATTTTTGTCATGGTTAGCCTTCCGCGTGATGCAATAACTTTCTGGCATGTTGTTGCTGTTGTAACAGTTGTACAGGTGCTTGAAGCAGGCCGCACTTTTCCATTCGTCGTACATGGTTGCGAATAGTGGTGTCACTTACATCGAGCAGTTTGCCAATTTCGACATGGTTTAAGCCTTTTTGTTTGTATTCAGCAATTTTGCCCCATAAGGGTCTAGCGTTGAGTAGTTCTCGGCGAATATGTGTTGGTATATCTAAGCCTGTTAGCTGTTCGACTTTTTCCAATTCATCCAGCACCCAGCAACGAAAACGCTGGGCCATTTCGGTTTGACAGAAAAAGGCGATTGTTCGGGCGGCGCGTGGTGAAAAGACTGTCATATCCCTGTTACCTTGAACCGTCCCCAGATTGACGACGGTTACGCCTGCCTTAGATATTTCAGCGCGATGCCGATCAAAAATCTTGAGTATTCCTTTTCTTGCATGTTGTAACCCTAACGCTTTGCCTATTTGTTCAGCGGTGAGCCAAGGTTGATCATGATAATGAATAATTTCGATTGGGTAGCCATTAAAATCGGCTAAGTGTGTTTGTGTAGACATTGCTGCCTCCTGTAATTTTTTTGAATTACCCTAAAACCGAAAGGGCGTCGGGAGGTTCAAAACAGCTACAAGAAACTGCGCAACTTATTTCCCCGAAGGGTGTTGTATTCGTTGCCCTCCCGACATAGATCGGTGTTGTCCTGAAAATCAGGCACAAAAAAACCAACGCTTACGAGGTTGGGCAATCCGCTTGTAGAGGTTTTGAAGCCTCAAAGCGGATAGTACGCCCGGTTGGTTTTAGTTGTCAATTTTTAGTCCTTCACTTGCAGAATTGACATTTTCTTTGTTAGTTTGTCGGTTCTTTCTAATGGAGTAGACATCATGAAAAAAACCGCTATTTTTTTGCTTCTTAGTATTTTTGGCACGATCGCACAGGCTGACAGAGTTGATATACCTTGTGCTGAATATGCCGCGTTAACGCAAAAAAGCATGGATTGTAATGACTTCCCAGTTCTAAAAATAAAACAAGCTCAGTACGATAGCTTGATTGCACAAAAACAAATAAATGATTGTGTTGTAACAGCCAAAAACAAACACCAAGATCAAGGTTGTCCAGCAAATATTCCACTTTGGTTAGGTGATAACCCAACAGCGTGTGAAAAAGATGTTTTTGCATGCCAGCCACCATCAAAACAAGAAATAATGCAACCGACAGAACAACCTGTTCGTATTTGGGATTAACAACTTGTACAACTGTTACAACTTCCATCTCTATTTCACTAGCGTATAACTGACGACACTACCTTTCTTGCTTGATTGCCAGTGAATGCCTTCAAATTTGTCTAGGCGGTTTCTGGCGGTTTTGTCGTCTTTTTTGCTGCCTACTGCTTTGAGTAGGTTGGTTTTGTTCATTGGCCCTTGTGCTAGCGCGGTTTTAATGTTTTCGATAAAGGCTTTGGTTTCGTCGTCTAGTTTGACGCTTTCAATGTCGATTTGCATCAGTGATAAGTCTTCCACATCAACTTTGTACGCTACATCAGTGATGGCTGCTCTATCTTTTTTTAGTTCCATCAGCCAGTGAATTTCACCTTCTGGTGAGTCGGCTTTTACCAGCCTATACATATTGTCTGTGCTGTTTTTAATTTTATTGGAACCTTCGTAATTAACACCATTTTTATTGCTATGATGTAATACTAGGATGGTTGCTCCCGCTTCTCGTATGTTTTTTAACTTATCAAATAGTTTTGTTACTGCATCATCATTTTTTACGGCCACAAAATCTTGCAAGCTATCCAATACAAACAGGGTTTGTGCATAACGTGTACCTACTGCTTTTTGTTCTATTTGTTCTAGTAGTGGGGTTGGTTCAAGTTTTAACTTACTTCTGTGGGCATATGTCACATCTGGGCAGGGTTGTAATAGCTTTTCTTCTATGCCTCTTTCTATCAATGTATTCATGCCGTTATCAATATCAATATAAACAACATTCATTGCGTGATAACGGGCTGCGTATTTTGATAATGCAGTCGCTAACCAGCTTTTTCCGTTACCTCCATCAGCATAAATTACCGTTATCTGTTTTTTTGGTAAAAAACCTTCTATCAAAAATTCAACATTTTGATGAAAGTCTTCACTTGTGAGTGAGTCAATAAATTCAAACATTAAATAAGTCCTGTTGTTGGTCGTTTTCGTGTTGTTTTGCTTTGGCTTGATGGGTGTAGACGGTGCGTTCGCTGATGCCTTGCATCAATGCCACTTGGGTTTTTGTCATGCCTTCGCTTAATAGTCGGTTGGTTTCGGCTTCGATAATCGCTTGTTGTTTGGCTTTTAGCCTTGGTACGTAGACTTTTAAGTTGCGATAGGTGTGGGTGAAGGCTTTGTATTGTTCTGTTGTTAAGACGTTTTTTAGGTCTTGATCACCGGGTCTGATGGTGATGCCGCCATACCTTTTCACTAGGCGTAAGAAGCCATCAATACCAATGGTATCGACGATTTCTTGGGCTAGTGGTGGTATGTAGTGTTGTTCGTTCATTTGATATTGGGTATGTCTGCCAAGATATCTTTGACGATTGGCCAGCGTTGGTTGGCTTCGGCTGTTTTGATGATGGCTGTTCTTAGGCGTTTGGCACCTGTGTAGTGGTGTTCTTTCTTCCACTCACGTTTTGGCCACATGCTATTGATAAAGCGTTCGATCACTAAATGCATGGTGTCAGATGGGGGAACGCCTTCTAGCCCCATGATCATTAATTCGGCTAATGATCCACATACAGCTCGGGTAAACCATTCGTCTATACCTTCTGGTGTTGGGTAACTTTTTAGCAGTTCGATTGATTGGCCTGTTTTTGATTGTTTAACCTGTGTTTGTGGGCCAGTTAACGCTGGCATTGTTGCTGGTGCCGCAATTGCTATTGGTCTTTCTGCTACGGCTTGGATCACTTTCTTCAAATAGTTGTGATTGGTGAGTTGTTTGAAGCTGCCGTCTTCTTGCTTGGTTCGCATGGCTTGCACGGTTTCATCTAGTGCTGCGGCTAGGATGTGTTTTTCATCACATAACACCAGCACTTCTTTGGCGAGCTTTAAGGCCCGATCATTGGATAAGTCGCGGGTTTTGCTTCGGAATAAGCCTAGATAGCTGACTAGCGGCAGGCGTAAATAGTCTGGCTGTGGCATAACGCATTCCAGCAGGTTTTTGCTGGCTTCGTTATGTAGCAGGGCTTCTAGAGTTAGGTGGGCGCGACAAATTGGGCAGTTACCGATTTTCATTGCTTAATACTCTGTTAGTTCTTCTAGGTGTTCGCTTAGGCTTTTTAATATGCCTAGATTGCGTTTCCAGTTTTGGGTGTAGAGATCGTTTTCTTTTAACAGGGTTTCGATGTTTTCTTCTGTTAGGTTCAGGCTTTGCATGTGGCCTTCTACTTTGGCTAGGTAGCGTCGCTTGCTTTGTTCTTTTTCTAGGGCTGCGATTAGGGCTTCAAAATGTTCGCGTTTGTGTACCCATTCAAGACGTTTTACACCGGGGCGGTTGTGTGGCATTTCGCCTTTGCCACCTGTTTGACGCCATGAAATGGATTCTGCGTATTGCCAGCTAAGTTGCATATCAGTGAGCAATGCTTCTATTTTGCTCATGTATGGGCTGCGGTTGAATGGCACACGGCCTGCACGTTTTGGTGGTCTGGTTTGCAGTGCGTTGGCTTGTTTTAGGACTTTGACGCAGTTTTCTAGTTGTGCGTCGGTCATGTCTTTGCAGCTGCGGTGGCCACCGTGTTGTTGTTGCCAGTCTCGGCGTAGTTCTTCGTCGTTAAATAGGTTTTTTGTGCCTATGTGGACGAGTTGGATTAGTTTATGTCTATTGGCCATGTTGCCTTCTCACTATTTCTTCACTGACTTAACCCCAGTTAAGGGGCTAAGGGTTGGCCTGTCTCGTAGGCCAGTCGGTTATTGCCTTGGCTGTTTTTAGGAGGCACCAATCAATAACGGCAGCGGGTTATTCAATACGTCAGTCTGGCGGCACCACGCTGCTGGCCGCTGACAGGTCTACACTGACGCTAAATCGAGTGATATGGGTTTGTAGTTGTCTGATTCACCAATGCGTTCATAGACGCGGACATAGACGGCTGTGCCGGTTGTTTGAATGGAGTCTTTGAGGGCTTCCATTGCTTTTTCCCAGCCTTGGTCTTGTATTTCGATGCGTAGTAGGTCGAGTACGGCTGCTGTTTTAATTTGGCCTTGGGCGTTGGTTCTAAAGGCCCGATCTACTAGCGCTTGGATATTGTCGTTGGCACCTTCTGACCAGCGCTTGATGCAGTCGTTGATGAGTTCTTTGGCGACTTCGATTTCTTCGGTAAAGATGATGCGTTCTGCGTAACTACGGCTGACTTTGTATTTTCCGTTGTAGCTCATGACGCTGATGTTGCCTTTTTTGCCCCCCATTTTGGTTTCGTATTTGGTGGCAGCAATGTCTATTAGGTCTGCGATATCTTTTAGCGCTTTTTGCTTAAAGTCGCGTAAACGCTGGTTGATTTGCTTGGCTTCGTCCACCAGTTCATTGGCGATTTGGTCACGTAGTTTGTCTTGTTCTCTTACCTTGCTGATATGGACTAGGTTGCCGATGGCGTTTTCCATATAGCCTTCTGGTATTGGGGTTGCTGTGTTCATGGTTGTGTCCTTATGCTGTTTTTCTGATGTCTTGAACTGTCCATTCAACTTGGCAGTCTTCTAGTTCTGCGGTGTAGGTTCGCCAGTTGCGTCCACCTTTTTGGAATGTTTTTTTGGTGATGCCTTCTACTTCTGCAATCGGTTGATTTAGGTGGGTGACGATGGTGAGCACTGGCTTTCTGTCGTCGATGTTGACTGCGTCGACATCTAGCCCTTTTGATTCAAGCACGGCTAAGCAGAATTGGGCTTTGATTAGTTTGTCGTTGATGATGTCGTTGTTTTTTGACATGGCTATTCTCCTAGTTGGCTGTGCTGGCAACCGCCACGACATGCTTGGTATAACGCACGGCGTGTTGGGTTGGTCATTGCAAATTCTTGGTTTTGATATTCGCTGCATTGGTCGGTTGGGATTTCGCCCACGACCGGGCAGTGCACTTTGCTGGACATGTAGATGCCTTCGACCAGCTTTTGCAGACGGTCTGTTTTGCCCGGGTATTTGTCATTGAGTACTTGGCTGATCGTTGTTGCTGATGGGAAGCCATCCGGTTGGTTTTTACGCAGTTCTCGGCCTACGGTGGCTTGGCCTAGTTCCTTGCGCTTTTGTTCAAGCACTTGTAACCATTCGCTCATTTGGCACCGCCTTTTTCTGCTTGGATGCGGTTGTAGATTTCTTCGCGGTGGACACTGACTGCTTTGGGTGCGTCTATTCCGATCTTGGTTTGATTCCCACTTGTGCCTAACACGGTGACTATCACATCATCACCGATAACGAGTGATTCACCGATTCTTCTGGTTAAAATTAGCATTGCTTATCCTCCTGATTTGTCCATACAACTTGGTTTAGATTTGGGTCATACAGGTTTTTTACGTGGTACAACCGTGGTGGTTTTGGGCCTGTATTTTTGGTTGGTTTGAGTTTGTAAGTGGTTCTTTGGCTCGGGTTTGCTGGCTTTGCTGCTGTTAGATAACCCGCTTTGTATAACGCGCTGACATAGGCTTGTGTGTTTGTCACCGTGACTTTGGTTTTGGTGCTGATGCTGGCTATCAGTGTGTCGATGGTGAATGTTTTTAGGATTCGGATCGCTCGCCACATTTGTTGATGTGCTGTTTCTGGCAACAACTTGCCTTGTGCATTGACTCGCGGTGCTATCAAGCCTTTGTCGTCGATTAGCTTCCAGTATTGGCGCGCTGAGAAGCCTTCACCCTTTGGTATTGCTTCTAAGATGTTGGCTTTGGTTAACGCTTTGACATAGCCTCGGATTGTCTCTGGTGCTTGTGAGTCGGTGCTTTTGTCTTCATACGATTCATTTTCTAGATCGATGATGCTAAATTGCTTGCACTTTCTGATTAGGTACCAGATTGCTTCGCGGCCTTTTAATAAGGGTGTTTCGCTCATTTGCTTGGTCTCCGTAGTGGTGCGTTGCCGGTGTAAAGCGGCTTTTCACCCCATTCGGCTAGACTCATGCTGTCTTGACCTCGGCTGTAGGCTTCGTTTTGGATCATGTTTAGGTTGACGCAGATACGTCGGGTAACACCTTGGCTGTCTGCGATGACTTTTTGCAGTAGTTTGTCTTCGATGTTTATTTCGCAGTACATTTGCACGAGTTGTTGTGCGTCTTTGATGTCTGCTGGCTGGGCTGGTTGCCACGCTAGCATTCGGTTGTGGAAACGTTCCCATTTTTGTAGTTTTCGGCTGAGTTGTTCTTCACCTATCAGCAACACGGGTGCGTTTGATCCGTCTGCGATATCGCGTATCACTTCAACAAACTTTTTGTTTACGATGTGATCCATTTCATCAATGATGAGTGGTGTGCCACTGAGTGCGAGTTCTTCGCAGATTTGGTCTAGCATGTCTGCTGCACTTTTACCCGGTGTGATACCGAGTTCGGTTGCGATGGCTGATAGTAGCTTGCGTTTTGTCCAGACGCTTTTACATTCAACGTAGGCTGCACGAAATTTGTTGGCAACAAAGGCGGCTGCAACGCTTTTGCCTAAGCCGCTATTGCCATAAAAGCTAACGATATTCGGCAGGTGTGGTGGTCTGTCGATGGCTTCTTGCATCAGCCTTGTGCATAACATCACGTTTTTTATTGGTGCTGTTATAGTCGGTTGAACACTTTGCTCAAAATTGACTATTTTTGTGTTTCTTGTCATGATTTACTCCGTTTTATCCCTTAGCCCACCTTGCCCGTGGGCTTTTTTATGCTTCGACGGTTAGGTCGTAGCCTTCAAAGTCGGTAGCGAGTTCTTGCATTGTTTTAAACTCACTGCCTTTCTGGTACATCGCCCAGAATTTCTGGTCTTCAGGTTGGAGTTGTTGCCCTTCGTGAAGACGTTTATTTAGGTTTTGCCAACGTTGGTACCGCGCTCGCGGATCGTCTGTTTGTGGCAGTACTTGTGCTGGCTGATTAAATTCTTGTTGGAAGCTTTCAAAGTCGCTTATGTCTTGTTCGCTGTATTGCGGTTGTGGTGCGACGCGGCCCACTTTTGGCTCGGCTCGCAGTGGGCGTACTATTTTCGGATTAGCCACTTCTGGTTGTGGTGCTTGTGGTAGCATTTCGGCCACTTCGAGTGCGTCCATTGCCACTTCTGCTTTGGCGGCCAGTTTGCTGGCTTTGATAAAGCGGGTTCTGTGTTTGTTAAAGCTTCTCGCGGCTTCTGTATCTCCAAAGCCGGTGGCTTCTATGCAGTTTGCTTGGCAGATATAGCGGTTATCTAGTGTGTAAACGTAGACGGTTTCATGCAGCGCTTGTGGGTCAAAGCGGACTGTGACTTTGTGACCTGTAAACTCGAATAATTCTGGGTTGTGATAGCGGTTTTTACCTTGGCCTGTTGCTGAGCCAGCATCTAATGTAAATGTGCCGTCTTTTTGTACTTTGATGGCTTCAGCCATCAGCAACCACATGCGGCGTTGTTCTTCGTTGGCTGTTCTGATTACCGCATTTTTGTAGCTTTCGATAAACACTTGGTCGTAACTCTTTTCACCGCCTGCAACTTCTGTACGTCTGTTTGGCTTGGCATTCCATGCAATGATTTCTTGTTCTAATACTGATAAGAATGTGTCGATATCGATCGCTTTTGAGCCGTAGTTTTCTGGCTTGGCCATTGGGTTGGGGCCGGTGTATGCACCTCTAAATGCTGGGTGTTTGTCGACATATTCACCTAAACCACCCACACCAAAGGCGCGTTCGATTGGTTTGGCTTGACCGTGACCTTTGCCACCAATCACGCTTGTCCAGTGAACTTTGATACCTAATGTTGGTAATAATCCAAGTGGATCGTCTTCTTTAACTTTGAAGCGATAGCGATTGGGTACACCACCTGTCATCCATTTATTGGCTGCGGCTCGGGTGTTATCGATGGTGACGTGTTCTGGTATGCCAAACTGGTCGACAACATCACCAAAACTTGCTCTGATGGTGTCGGTGTTTTCTGATTCGTCTACGCGATAGGCCAGTATCTTACGGCTATATACGTCTTGCCAGAACCATGTTTTCATGCGGGTGATGTCACCGTTTGGCAGTTTCACAAATACGTTGTGTTGGTAGCCGTCACCATTGATCCATTGCAGCGCGTGGAGTTCTTCGACTGTGCGTTGTTGAGCTGGGAATAGTTTGACTAATCCGGCTTCGCCTTCTCGCAAATACACTCTAGTCGCCATTGGTATGGCATTTATTCGACGCTCTATGGTTTTTTTGCTTGGTAAGATCCAACCACGTTCAGCGGCGGTTCGTTGTAATCGGTAAATGCAAGCTTCTAACTCTGGTTTTTCGTCACATAGGTAGTCTGCTTTTAAAAACTGCCATGCTTCTTCTGACATTTCGGCTGTGGCTGTGCGGCCTACAAAACCCGGTACCAGCGCTGCTAACCAGTCGGTTTTTTGGTAGTGTTTTACGCCTTTTTTGCTGCTTGTACCGTGATACCAGCCGTGCATGGTGCGTTCACTGATGTCGTTTTGTTCGGCTACGATTGCAAAGGCTTGTTTTAGCGTGGTGTCGGCTGTTTCTGCTAGCGCCATGACTTGTTGCAGTAGCTTGAGTTTCTTTTCTGCTGTGTCTTTTTGCTTTTGTGGCTTTTTATCGTAGTGTTGCCATAGTTCATCACTGTTATAGTCAAATTTAGCTTTGTTTAAAGCGGCTTTAACGGGTGTTTGTGTGACGTTTGGTTGGCTTGCTTTTAATAAGGCTGCTTGGGTTTCTAGGGGTAGACTTGATAGGTGGTATTCTTGGCCACCGCCTTTAGCTTGTCGTTTACGTGCATCCCAACTTTCTTTTTTTGCTTTTATGGTGATATTACGTACGTTTTTAGGTAAACCCGGTAAACCTGCCAGCTCTGATGTTGCATACCATTCCTTGTGCATTGTCTTACTCCTGTTCACCATCTTCAAAGTCCAGTTCTGGCTGGGTATTGATGTTTTCTCGGTGGTAGGCAACGCCTTGCAATAGTTGCGTTAAGGTCGCAATGGTTTTATCTAAATCTGCTTCTTCGTCATCTTCATATATGCTGACAAGCTGAGTAATAGCCAAACCAGAGAGCTTTTGTAGCTTGGCTATTTCGGTATCTGTGGCTTTTTTACCCTTTGGTAAGTCAATTAGAATTTTGTCATCTCTAATACCTAAATATTGCGTCACAAAATCAATACCACAGATGTGTTCATAGGCTGGGATAAAACTCACAGGCATATCACCTGTTGATAACCATTTATATAGGCGCTCGTCTGTAATCGTCATGAGTTCAGCAATGGCAGGAACAGTGAGTCGTTTGAATTCTCTTGCGTATTCTTTATTCAGTCTTAAAGCATGTCTGATTGATGTAGCTTGTAGCTTTTTCCAAGCGGCTTTGTTTTTTGGAAGTCTCATTGCATCACCTCTTCCAAATTAAGTGATTGTTGCTGGACCACTAACCGCGATAGGCTGTTGTTAACACGCATACACGGAGCAACCACAATGAACACAGTTGAGTTATTACATGAAGAAAACGAGTCGTTTGTTTTCATGAGCGCTTCCCGTTTAGAAGACGAGATAAACCTGTTCTTAAATGCCTTGGAACAGTACGGCCAAGTCCATCCGTTAGATGACGAGGCGGTGTTTGGACGTTTATCTGCTGATCTGCTAGCAGTGCTGCCATCAATGTTTCCAATTGATGCATCAACAATTCCGACGTATTTTCAACCTCTTTCTGAAGTTGATTGCTGTTATTTAAAGCAGCGCTGTCTTCAGGTGTTGAAGTCAGTTCGAAATTTAGCCAAGAAATCTCCGCATAGTATTTATGCAGTTTCTCCAGCAATGAATCGTCGTTGGTCTGATTTGATTGCAGGTCGGTTGTTGCCTGCACAAATCGCTGTCTGCTACGTGGGAAGTCTTTAGCCATGATTAAATCGCCTCAGCTAAACCAGCATCAATTAACTTTTGCCGACCTTTTTCGATTAGATCTGACTGAGTTTCTTGACGTGTTTTTTCTTGATATTCAGGCTTGTCTGGGAAAACTGTTTCAACATCTGAGTCAATTAGTACTGCGAGTGATTTAGCTATGTTTTTACTATCTAGATCACGTTTAGCAACACGACATATTGATGTGACACTTTTCCCTATTACTTTAGAGGCTGATGTCCATGTATAGCCACGGTCATTTAATGCTTTTTCAATCTCTTTATAGTTCATGCTATATACTCAATAGTTATAGTGTTTGGATTGACGTTTATATTTATGTTTAAGTAAACGTTTATCTACTTTTTGAGTAATAGTGTACACATTTATCAACCTTGTCAAGTGATGAATGTCGATGTTTGTCTACTTTTGTAATTTGTGAGTCATATGTCTACTTCTGAAAACAATGAAATATCGCGCTTAGAAGAAGAAAGAAGGCGTTTGAACTTTAAGCTGAATGAGTTTGCTGAAAAGGTCGGTGTGTCTCGGCATACGCAAATTAATTATGAAAAACAGCGCAGAAAACCCGATACGGAATATTTAGAGAATGCCTATGGTTTAGGCGTCGATATCTTGTATGTTGTTGTTGGCATTAGATCCAACTTAAAACAAGACGCTAACTCAACTAGATCTGTAACAAGTGAAATAAATACAGATACTTACGAAAACTTGGATCAAAACTCTCAACTTGGATCTTCTGATCCAACTTTAGAAGATAAACTTGGATCTGGTTTTACACCAAAAATATATGATCCTTCCGCTGGCTCTGAGTCAGCCAGACCACCTTTACTTGAAACCATTTCTAATAAATACAATACCGATTCTGATGAAGGCTTTAGCCCATCAGAACTTGGTAAAGCGGGTGAAATATGGTGGAAGGCTGTTTCATCATTAAACGAACACCAACGTGAATCTATCCTCACGCTTGTGTTTAATCATGTCATTGCTAAATTTATTGAAATGAATAAGGACAGAACAAGTTCCAAAGTGAAATTGACGGGCTTAGATAGTATCTTAAAGCCTTTTAGTAATGTAAAAGATGGCACAAAACACAAATAAAGATAATAATTATCAAAAAGTTATATGGAAATACAAAACACCGAATAGTCACAACATTTTAACTAAAGCTCAACGCTCTCTTTCTTCAATACAAAAATTTAACTCTGAAAACTCACCTTCTACCGCTCAAGCTTCAAGCGATATCTTTAACTTAGCACAAGACAAGAAAGTACAAGGTCTCGCTGCTGTTGCTTTTTGTGATGATGGTTCGCACTATATCGTCGTTTCTGGTAGCGCGATAGATGAAAATGTCCGTGCTGCCGGGGCTGCTTTCGATTTAATGCATTGCTTGAATAAGATGTCTGATCATCAAGAAGAAGATTGATCGCAATTCATGTGACTTCGATCCGTTTTTATCCAAAAAGATCGCAATTCATAATTTGTCTTTAAATGCCGTTTAAATTTGCTGTAAAACTGGTTTTATTGATTAATAACTATTCCCGTAATCCCATTAACTCAGTTATTAATTCATTTTCACGCAATTTCAACTTTCCTAGCTCTATTAAGATTGCATCTTGTCGACTTAAACCTTCACTGCTAGACGTCTCCGCTGCTATTTCGTGCGCTGTCATATTGTCGTAACCGTCTGAGCGCCTTAATGCAGTAGAATAACGGCTTAACGATGATTTAGTGACGTTGTATCCAGCACCAATAAGCCACTCTAATAACTCTTTTTGATTACCATAGCTGGATTGTCTTAAACGTTTATTAACTTCTTGCTGGATATCTTCAGGTAACTTATTAAAGAATGTCGCGCGCGCCATATTTAACCCCTTTATTTCGTTTAATCCCATATTATCCCATTTAAGGATTAAAACCAAATCCCAGTATTCCTCGATTAATACCGGATAATCCCAGTTAAATATTCACCACGCCATTAGATCGTAATCCTTATGACCTCACACACTCAAACACTAATCAGCCGTTATCCAGAAAAATCTCCGCTACTCGTCAGTACGAAAGGGGATTTGTGGGATTCTTCTATTTTCCTGAAACTGAATTCTCTTGTTTAAGGCGAGCACGCAACAATGAGAAGTAAAGAATTAAACGCCCTTATGCGAAGCCGAGCATCGAAAATCAATGAACTCGGGCTTTAGTCCGAAATAAGCTTCTCTATTTGACACCTCAAATATTAAATATCAAAGTAATAGTTACTATTAACGAGAAGTGCTTGGCAATATGCAACAAGACTTAATTTCTATAAATGTTCCCATTGCATTTTATGCACCTGAAACTGATATTAATAAAATTAGGAATGATGCATTAGAGCAAATAGTTAAATTTTCCGGAAAAAAACATCTAGGCAACCATTTTGTTAAACATTATCCGGTAGTTAAAATTGAGATAATCGAAAAAAATGATGAAGTACAAGGGAAAAACCATGATTATTTAAATACCATTAAATCTAATCCTATTACAAAATTTAAAGTACTAAATTTTTCTGTATTTCTTGAGTTTGAACTAGAAGATAATCCTTATCGTGAATTAACTGATATAGATGAAGACAACGCAGCTATTCTCTATTTAGATGCTTATATTAATCTTCTATTAAAATATATTCTTGATCTAACCCTTTGCGCAAATATAGCTTTACCAGGTTCTTTACAGTTCTCAAAATGCGACTCATTTATAAATGGATCTTGGTATCAAGAACACACTGGAGCAGTCAATGACTGGGATAATTTATTTGAATTATCGGATCGATTGAAGTGGCCAAACCTTTCTAAAATGGCCATATCATCTGTTTGGGAATGGATTGAAGCTATAGATGGTTTTGATGAAGGTGTTGGGAAAGGCAGTTTAGGACGTTCCTTAGCGGCTATAAGCTACCTTTTTCATAAAAACACACAAACAGAGAATATGCTTGATTTAATTTGGTCTTTGATGGCTCTAGAATCTCTTTATGGGAAAAGTAATACTGCCTTAAAAGATCAGCTATTATCAAAAAGCGAAGCTTTTCTTGGGCCAAGATTAGAAAACAAAAAGAAATTTGGTTGGATGTATGATTTCAGATCAAGGTTTATTCATGGAGATATTGATTTTGTATTCCAGAGTCATATTTATGATGGATCTGATGAATATAAAAAATTTAGAGATGAAATATACGAATCATCTGACATCGCCAATTTAATGCTTGTAGGTACATTACAAAAAATGGCTTCACTAATGCTTTATGAGATGAATTTTGAATATTCACTCAAAGAATAGCATCTGATAGAGTCTATAATTAATTTTGGATCTGTATTTTAGTACCTTTGTAGCTTATTAAAAAGCCACCTCAGTTTCCCTTGGTGGCTTTCTAGGTTGCTTCATTACGTTCGCAATGACTTTTGATGAGAAATAAGATTAAATCCTAACCAAAATCTCACCCATACCAATCCCGCCAATATCCCCAGCATAACGCTGAACACGTGAGAAAGTTTCAAGCTCTGCAAACTTAGAATCTAACTTCTTAAATGAAGCTAACATCAAGGGTAAGAAGGCTAAAGTATGCGAGCCACAGTCA